CGTTTCTTTACACAAGGCGACATTGATGTGGCAGGTGGTTATGTAAAGAACTATTTACCATATTTTCCACAACCTGAAATTCGTATGATGTTGCTTGGCTTTGCAGCTCGTGAAGCATTGCACATTGCGGCCTATTCACACCTGATTGAAACATTGGGTCTACCTGATGCCATGTATAATCAGTTCTTAGAGTATGATGCGATGAAGCAGAAGCATGAATATGTTTTAGATATCGCAAATCAAAATACAACAAAACAAAATACAGCCAAACATATTGCGGTGTTCTCTGCCTTTACTGAAGGCATGCAGTTGTTTAGCTCATTCATTATGTTACTAAACTTCCCACGCAATGGCACAATGAAAGGCATGGGTCAAATTGTTACATGGTCAATCGTAGATGAAACCATGCATTGTGAGTCCATGACCAAACTGTTTAGAACCTACATTGAAGAAAACAAAGAAATTTGGAACGATGAGCTAAAAGGTGAATTATATACAGTTGCCACACGCATGGTTGAATTAGAAGATAAATTTATTGATTTGGCCTTTCAAATGGGTGATATGCAACGCCTAAGTAGTGGAGATGTGAAACAATATATTCGTTATATTGCTGACCGCAGATTGATTTCATTAGGTCTTAAAGGAGTATTTAAAGTTAAAAAGAATCCACTACCTTGGGTTGAAGAAATGGTTAACTCACCTGTGCATGGTAATTTCTTTGAGAATCGTGTAACAGATTACGCTAAAGGCGCCTTGTCTGGTACATGGGACGATGTGTGGGGTAAAGCAGCCTAAGTGCTAATTTCATAACATCTAAATCATAAATAGGTGTTATGAAACACTATATCTACAAAACATTTAGAGAAAATGGCCAATATTATATCGGCCGCCATTCTACGAACAATTTGAATGATGGTTACCAAGGCTCAGGAAAATGGGTTAAAGATTGTATTTCTTCTGATATAAAATTACAAACTGTGATATTAGAATTTTGTGATACAGTAGAAGTTTTGAAAGAAAAAGAACATGAGTATTTGAAAGAACACCACAATAAAGAACACAACATGAATTTCTTAATTGGTTCTGATGGTTGGTGTTCACACGATGTAAGTGGTGAAAAAAACTTTTTTTATAAAAATCCAAGGATTGGTGAACTTAATGGGATGTATGGTAAAAAACATAAACCAGAAACCATTGAGAAAATGAAACAAAACCGAAAAGGTAAAAATATAGGTCATACCAGAAATAACGGAGTTAATAATCCTAACTACGGCAAAACAATGTCGGAAGAAACTAAAATTAAAATAAGTGAATCATTAAAAGGTAGAAAAATGACACCAGAACATATTGCAAAAACTAGGAGAAATGTTATATGAGTTATTCACCTCAGGTGCTTGACCATTATGAAAAACCTAGGAATGTAGGCAACTTAGCAAAAGATCCAAATATAGACCAATCTAGAGTAGGTGTTGGTATGGTTGGTGCACCTGCGTGTGGAGATGTGATGTCTTTAAGCATACTTGTCAACGAAGAAGGAATAATCAGCGATGCCAAATTTAAAACCTACGGATGTGGTTCAGCAATCGCCAGTTCGTCTTTGGTTACAGAGTGGGTTAAGGGTATGCATATTGATGATGCTGCTAAACTTAAAAACAACCAAATCGCAGAAGAATTAGCCTTGCCCCCTGTCAAAATACATTGTTCAATATTAGCAGAAGATGCTATCAAAGCTGCAATAAATGATTACAAAGGAAAAAATGTTAACTATAACTGCAAGTGCAATTAATAAAGTTCGTGATTTATTGGTTGAAGAAAAACTACCTTCAAATAGTGCATTAAGAATGTTTGTGCAAGGCGGTGGTTGTTCAGGCTATCAATATGGATTTGCTTTTGACGAAGAAATTGCCGAAGATGATTTTGTTACGGAAAATGAAGGTGTGAAGGTAGTAGTTGATATGATATCCTCACAGTATCTACAAGGTGCAACATTGGACTATAAAGAAGAAAAATTTAATTCACAATTTGTAATTAGCAATCCAAATGCTAAATCAACATGTGGGTGCGGTTCTTCTTTTAATGCATAGTCAATGATAGAGATAATATTATATACACTTATAACTACACACATTACCATCATTTGTGTAACTCTATACCTACATAGAGGACAGGCTCACAAAGGCATAAAGTTTCATCCTATTTTAAGCCACTCCATGCGTTTTTGGTTATGGTTAACAACAGGCATGGTAACAAAACAATGGGTCGCAATACATCGTAAACACCATCAGCGAAGTGACCTGACTGGTGATCCACATAGCCCACATGTGTATGGCATTTGGAGAGTTTTATTTAAGGGAGCATTTTTATACAATGATGCAAGCAAAGATAAAGTCATGGTCGATACATATGGTGTTGGCACTCCTTCTGATTGGTTGGAGCTTCACCTATACAGTCCTCACAGTAGATTTGGCATTAGCCTTCTCCTTGTGTTCAACCTAATTGTATTTGGTTGGATTGGACTATTCATATGGGGTATTCAAATGATATGGATACCGTTTTGGGCTGCAGGTGTAATTAATGGTGTAGGCCATTATTTTGGTTATCGTAGTTGGAATACAAAAGATAAATCAAAGAACATATTGCCCTTTGGTATTATAGTAGGTGGCGAAGAGCTTCATAATAATCATCACAATTCTCCTGCAAGTATAAAACTTAGCAATAAATGGTATGAGTTTGATATTGGCTGGATGTGGTTTAACATATTTAAATTTTTAAGGTTAGCAAAATGAAAAAACTATTACTTGTATTACTGGCCATGCCTTTGTTGGCGATGGCACAGAAAACTCCTCAAGGTGTAACCTATGATGCTCAGATTGTCCGTGTAAGCGATGGCGATACTGTTGTCATAGCGGCACCATTTCTACCAGCACCACTTAAACCTGAACTTGCCGTGCGAATATTCGGCGTGGATACTCCAGAAAAAGGATTTCGTGGCCAATGTGAATCAGAAAAACAACGAGGTGAAGCCGCTTCTCAATTTACAAAAGCCGCCATTACTAAATCTACCAAGCGTCAAGTTGTGTTGTATGGCTGGGATAAATTTGGTGGCCGTGTCTTGGGTGATATCATTTTAGATGGTCAATCACTACGCACAGGTCTTATTCAAAATGGTTTTGCTCGTGAGTATTATGGTGATGCCAAACAGTCATGGTGTAACTAATGTCCACACTACATCATACTTGTGAAGAATGTGATTCTACATTTAGTGTTAAATACGATGATGAAATTGTAGCCGATGCACCTCATTTTTGCCCTTTTTGTGGCGAAATGTTAATTGAAACTGATGAGATACAAAGGGACGATGACTAAGTACCAGTATGACATGGTACTTACATAATACAGCTCAAGAGTTCACAGAAGATATGATAGGCGATGCTTTTGGCATGGTCTATCTTATCACTCACATACCAACAGGTAAAAAATATGTTGGTAAAAAGTTCTTCACCAAAGCAAAGACCCGCCAAGTAAAAGGCAAAAAGAAAAGGTCACGAGTAGCAAGTGATTGGTTAACCTATTGGGGAAGTAACAAGGAACTACAAGAGGAAGTAAAGAAGAATGGCGAAGAACAATACACCAGAGAGATACTACACCTAGGTAAGTCCCGCTCTGAGTGTAGTTATTATGAAACCTTTGAGATATTTAGCCGACATGCACTACTGTCTGAAGCATACTACAATCAATGGGTCAGTTGTAAGATTCGTAAAGACCATCTAATTAAGCTATAGCTTTATCATCAAAACCGGACACCGATACTTATGATTTACGGTGACCAAAAATAAAGATTATAATTTCTCCTTGTAAAATCGTCACCACATTTGCCTAATTAATGATGCAATGCAACATAAAAAAGCATAAATAAGTATGTAGTAAATTAATATTAACAAAGGAAAATCATGCCAATTCTAAAATCTATTTGGGGTTATGCTATGCTTATAGCAGAAACTCTATACGAATACAAGAAAAGTAAGTATTTCCGTTCACTCTAGGAGCAATTATGTTTTCTCATGTAAACACATTCATCGACACCATTCAAGGTGCTAAAACCACAGCCCTCACCAGCCTCATTACCGACAAAAAATTGCGTGAGCCATTTGAAGCTGTCGTTAACGCACAAACCGCATTTGCTAAAGAGATGGCCAAAATTAGCCAATCTTTCTATGAGCAATCGGTACAACAAATTGAGCGTTATACAATTACCAAATAAGTGAAATTTGTAAACGCATACATAAGGTTATGCGTAAAAACATTACACAACTGGTACCTTCAAAGCGATTCTTAGAATTCGCTGCGAAAACTCAATCTTGGCAACCCGTGGCGAGGAATGGTTGGATAATCAAATTTTCTGTATATAAAAGTCAATTTGTATTATTAACCATTATCTCGCAACATACTGGCCAACTGATTATGCGTCATTTCACCAATGAAGATGATGCCTGTCTTTTTATCAATTCCATCGTAGAACTAAGCGCTGACGAACATTATCTATTATAAATACATAGATAAATTATTTACCATAGGAACATAGTATGCCCTTAACAAAAGTTTCAGCTGGCATTATAGCCGCAAACGCAATTAGTGAAGGAATTGGTTCTCAATCAATCACAGGCGACAAACTAGGCCTCACGGCCATCAACGCAAATAACATAGTAAACGCATCAATTACTGGCGCCAAAATTGCTCCTGGCACAATCACTGGTGATGATATTGCCGTTAATCAAATTACAGGTAATTTACTAACCAACACATCCATATCTTCTAATAACCTTGTTGATTCCATAACAATTGCTAATACTACAACATCAAACATAGCCGTTTTTCTTGGCCCGATTTTTGAAAAGGCCAATGTCGTAACAACTGGAGGCTTAACATCAGCCGTCACGATTAATGTATCTTCTTCTAGTGTTTTGTTGTATACCGCTAATTCTTCCGCCAATGCAACAATTAATTTTACAGGCCTTGGAACTGCAATGGCCGTAGGCAATGTAGCTACATTTGCGATTATGGTGCCAAATAGCTCTACAGCAAGATATATTAATGCCTATCAAATAGATGGCAATAGCATAACACCAAAATGGGCAGGTGGTGCTCCAATTGGTGGTACATCAGCAAACACCGACATGTATACCTTTAGTATTTTTAAGACCTCAGCAACTCCAACATACAATGTTTTTGCACAAGTTTCGAGCTTCTTTTAATTATGCCATTTTTCAATGCAATACAGAGTAATTCTTTTGTAGGTTTCAAAAAGAAATCTGGAGGAGGACCAGATCCAGATTTCTTTAGTGGCACCATGGATAATCTTTGGCTTTGGGGCCAAAGCAGACCTTCTGACCCGGCCGCAACTCATTCAACATCTTCTCCTTCACAAACTTCATATTACGCTAGCCATAAATTTAGTAAAATTTATAATTCATGGGATACTGGAAATTCTATGGGAATTAAAGCCAATGGAACATTATGGGGCTGGGGTGCTAATGCTAGTGGAGAATTAGGTTTAAATGATTCAACCGCCCGCACTTCTCCTGTTCAAGTTGGCTCTAGAAGTGATTGGTTAAAAGTTGCTCCAGGCGGCAACGGTTATACTCATATGCTAGCATCCGATGGTACTTTATGGGGTACAGGTTATAATTATACTTGGAGAATGTTAGGTGATGGAACCAACACAAGTCGTAGTTCACCTGTTCAAATTGGTACTGGTTTTTCAGATATAGCAAATGGATATAGCCATGGTATTGGGTGTAAAACTGATGGAACTGTTTGGGGTTGGGGCGATGGTAAATCAGGTCAAATTGGTGACGGTGTAACTTATACTTGGGATTATGTGAGTTTTCCAGGAGGCGCCTCACCAGCAACTCCACAACAAGCTGGAAGTGGTGGTTTTAATAGAGCTTGGGCAGATTCAAACTCAAGCGCAGCTGCAAAATCGGATGGTTATCTTTACGGATGGGCCGGTAGTTTTGGCGGCGGCGGTACATATAATGTACCTAGCCAAAGAACGAGCTTTGGCACTGGCTGGAGCAATTGTGACTTTGCTGCAACCAGTTCGTATGGGAGCCAAACTGTTTTTGCTATTATTAAATCAGATGGTACTTTATGGATGTACGGCGACAACACTTTTGGGCAACTTGGCCAAGGAGATACAACATCATATAGTAGTCCTAAACAAGTTGGCACCAATGCTAATTGGTTTTCTGCTACTGCTTGTGGAAATTCTATTTTTGCAACCACTACGGATAGAAAAATGTTTTCTTGGGGAAAAAATACTTCAGCAAAAATATTAGCTTTAGGTGATACTAATAACCGCTCTTCTCCAGTTCAAATTGGAACTAGAAGAAGGTGGGGACTCCTTACTAGTACGGTTGGTCCCGGCGGTACTGATGCTGCTGGAACAATGGTTTATGTGCTTGCTGCCGATACTTAATTTATAAATTTTGTTGGTGATTATTAATTATGAAAAATAAATTGCATTTCCTATCAGGTATACCTTATTCAGGTTCTACCCTTCTTTCTGCAATACTAAATCAAAATCCACAAACTCATGTTTCAACAACATCTGGTTTAGTTCATGCTCTTGCAGGTTTAGCAAATACATGGCAATCAAATGAGATTTTAATGTATAATGATGACGAGTATAAAAAATTAATACAAAACATGAGAAATATGATTGATATTTGTTATGAAGATATTGATAAACCTGTAATAATTGACAAATCTCGTGGTTGGATTGGCCCAAATATTATGCGGTCTATTTCTAAAGTGATAGACGGACAATTTAAAATGATTGTTACCGTTCGTTTT